GCTCCCAATCATGGGAGATCCCCCAAACAGGAGCGTTGTTGATCAATGACCAATCACCATCGATAGCAGTTTTAGCTGCAAGGATAGCTTTTTCTCTTGTTTCAAATACAGACATGTTATTACTCTAAAGGTTAATTAAGATCCTTATTTAAAATCAAGGTAGAGTCCAGTAGGTTAGGAGTGAATAGGAAACAGGTGGAATTATGGTATTTGATAGGGAGAGGATAGGGACGAGATAAAGGGTATGTAGGTAGTTAAGTACTACCTTAGCTTCTCTACCATCATTCTCCCCCATCTTTTCGTCTAACTAAGGTGATTGGGTTACTAGACATTTAAGACGCTTAGAATGGCTCTGAGGCTTTCCTACACCTATCTATCTGATTGTGTATTGTGTAATTGTGTCTCAGTGTTAAAGGTCACCCCGAAGGATGACCAGTGAGGTTAAGCAGCCTTCTTCTTGGAAGGTTTACGTGGTGTACGAGTTAACGCAGCCAGTTGGACGCGACGGTCGTTCTTGACTTCATCGAGACGGATCATCTGGAGTTCATTAAGGTTATCGACTTCGTTCTCAACCAGGGATACGGCTTTCTCGGTAGTGCGTGCAGTAGCTACGACAGCTCCGAAGAGTGCTCCGATAGTGGTACGGATGTCAGCCCATAGCGATGTGGTAGGTCGTGCAGTTGTTGCAGTTGTTACGGTCATTGGTAGATCTCCCGTTGACGTAGTTGGTTGGCAATTGCCTCATCTAAAATACTTCGTGAAGTAAAGATAGTTATGTATCGAAGGTAGGGGGGGTACTTTCGCTTTTGATGTTGTAGTGAGTAAGTACTACCTCAGCCCTTTTATTATATTATTTCAAAATAATTTTTAATTTATCTCCCGTTCTCCGTATGACTTGCAATGACAGTAGATTCTGGCATAGAGTGTACTCGCCTAATATTGGGTATGACTGAAAAATAGAGAGAAAATAAAATGACTGATAACGATATTGAAAATGAAATACAGAAAAAAGGCTTAACAGCTCCCCGCATTACTCCTGATGATCTTGAGAAGGTTATTGTAAGTGAAACTTATCATGTGTTTGCTGGTTCTACGTTTACCGCCTGTCTGTTGACGCTGAAGAATGGTTACAATTTGATAGGTGAATCAGCTTGTGTAAGTCCTGAAAATTTTAACGCTGAAATAGGTCGGGCTATTGCACGTAAGAATGCAGTGAATAAAATCTGGGCATTAGAAGGATATTTATTACGACATATGTTGGTAAATAGAGGTGATCATGTAATGCGAGCCAAGCTTGTAGTGAACTCAGTAGACGAACAGGAAGAGTTCAGTCGAGTAACGTTTGGAGCAGTGTGTAAGAGTGATGGATATGATACAGATGGATCAGATGAAAATAACACCTTCTCGAAGTTTACTCCAACTGCTGATCTGGATATGGTGATACAGAATCCTGAATTGATCGGAAGTCTTCAACTAGGTGATGAATACTACGTGGATTTTACTAAAGCTGGTTAATAACGAAATGCACTGCCAAGGATGGCAACCTCTCCTTTCCCATATGACTTATAATAGCATTCCTCCTGTACTATGCTCTGCCTATATGTTAACTGAGGTAAGAGAACATGGGTAGTACTTATATTGATCCAGCTAAGCCAACAGTAGGTGAGTATTACAGGCTTCGGTTTAGGGGGCAGGTCATATCACCTGTTCCTTTTGACGCAGTATGGAAGCTGATGGGCTTTATAGATCGTACTTCTGCAACAATGCCTGTATACGGTCTAACGACAGCACATGTTGGACAAAAATATGGATTCTTTCAGCAGCAGGAATTGTTGGATTTATTGGAAGATGCTTTTCATAAGATGTGGGTTAGTGTGGATTAATATTACTGGATTTTACTGATAAGATGAAACGAACACTTAAAATGATGGGTCGCCGTATTGCTGGGTGTTGGGGCAAGGTGACTAAGAAGAAGAATAAGCGTATAGCTAATAAGGCTACTCGACGGGTACCAGTGGAGGATGCACCGTGATTCATGTAAAGTTTCATTGGCCTGGTGGTTAGGCAGTGGGTTTTGATCCCACGTACTCAGGTTCGAACCCTGATGGAGCTTCCATTTAGTATGTGGATTAGTTATGGTGTACACCCATTAAACATATGAAGATAAATGAAATGAGTAAAGATACCAATACGGATAACCAGACTGGGATAACTTCTAAGACACTTAAAAATTCAACTGTGTCAGGGGCTAAAACGAATATGAGTGATCTTGTGATAGTTGGGAATGATGATATGTTCCAGTTACTACATAGAGCGCATTCTAAAAATGAAGGTTGGACGAAGAGTACTAAAGCGATGCAGGTAGGTCGTAATTGCGTTGTCCAGGTCACAACGCAATTACGTAACCCTGATGGGTCATACACAGTTGCGGAAGCTATCACTACTGTTCCTGATTGTACTATTGTAGCTGATAGTAATGACGGACGTAAGTTGACACCCCGAAAAACTTAATATAAAGTGCGCCCGTATTCCACGCTCCCTGAAAGCGAGTCAAATCATCTCAGTCAGTGCTGAGTGCGACGACGGAATGAAAGTAGTATGAATAGCCCTTGTTTTTCTGCGGAGTTTTGCAAGGGCTTTTTTATGTCTGGAGAATATCTTTCTTTGGAAACTATCTTAGAAAACTTACTTTACAGAACTACATACCTGCCTATATAGTACCTCGTGCCTAGCCGAGAGAATAAAATTATAATGACTGACGATACTTCAATGGAAGTTGTTACTAGAGAACAGTTACTGAGAGTGCTTCCTAAGAAAGCTATCCCCAACTTAACTGATGACATCCTGACAACATTAAATAGTACTATTAGTGATCCCAGCTTTCGGGAAATTTATCGGGATAACCTGATTGGGTTCACAAGTGTTATCAAGGAAGGTAAGTTTAAACTTCAGAGCTATATTGATGCTGTCCGGTACGTGAGCTATGCTTCTACTGGATCAAATGGTGTAGAAGCCTATTCCAAAACCTTCCCCGACAGGTATCAGCGACTTGTCGCTGATGGCGCATCGAGCAAAACGATAAGTAGCTACGCAACCACATTTAAGAAGACTCAATTGGTTCAAAAGATCTTTGAACAGTCGATGATCCCTATTCATATATTTAACCAGGATGTATTTCAAAAGGCGATTAACGTTCAAGCTACTTTGATGTGTTCGGCTATTAGTGAGAAGGTTCGGAGTGATGCTGCCAATAGTTTAATGACGCACCTTAAGCCACCTGAGACCAAGAAAATTGAATTAGATATTGGGATTAAGCAAGACAAGACTCTTAATGATTTTCGGGATGCTGCACAAATACTTGTTAAACAACAATTAGCAGAACTAGAATCTGGTCGAATGTCTGCTAAAGACGTTGCAGTTATAAAAGTTATTTCAGCTGAAGATATTGAAGATGTTAATTGATGCTATTAGAAGTAACATAGTAAAACAGTTAAAATGCTTCGAGCATACACCCTCATATATGACTTACTATTATTTTATTGGATCACGACTACAAACACACTATTACGTCCATAATCTTCCACATTCTTGTGGGATTTTAGGCTGTCCAGTGAATAATAAAATATGACTACTGCTGTCGCTCCTCCAGTTAAAAAAGAACTTGAGGACTATATCCTTGAAGTTGATTATAAGGCTCTAAACGAAACGTATATCCCATCAGCATTTGCTTTGGAATTTATATTGTTTATCAAAGCAGTGAATGGCGCAGAAGGTGAGGAAAACACTTCTCCTGTTATTCATATGGACATGTTGGATCAACTTGTAATTGAGTGGGAAAATTTATTTGTAGCATTTCGTGGTAGTGCGAAAACATCTGTCATACATGAATACATGTTTCTTTATATTGCTGTTCATGGATCAGTCCCAGGATTTGGTAATATTGACGTTGCGATATACGTAAGTGATACCATTGAGAATGGAATTAAAAGTATGCGCCAACAACTTGAGTATCGTTGGAATACTTCCGAATTTTTACAAAAATACTTACCTCGAATTGTTACTAATGAGAAAGGTGAACAGGTTATTGGTACCAAGTTTACTGAAGCTCGGTGGGAATTTACAAATCTAGAGGGGCATAAGTTCTGCGTTCGTGGTTTTGGTGCCACTACAGGCGTTCGTGGTTTCAAAGAGTACGGTAAACGTCCTGTTTGGTTAGGTATGGATGATCTATTATCGGATAAGAATTCTGATTCTCCTACGATCATTAAGGATATCCGAAACATCGTGTACAAAGCAGCTCGACAAGCCATGCACCCAGCCAAGCGAATGATACTATGGACCGGCACACCTTTTAATAAAAGAGACCCCTTGTATACTGCTGCGGGATCTAAAGCATGGAATACTCGAGTATATCCAATATGTGAAAAATACCCCTGTACAAAGGAAGATTTTAGAGGTGGCTGGGAAGATCGATTTCCATACGAATTTGTACAGAATGAGTATAATCGTCTTTTAGAAAGTGGAGAGATATCCGCATTTAACCAGGAGCTTATGTTGAAAATTGTATCAGAAGAAGATCGATTAATTCAAGACAACGATATCATGTGGTATAGCCGTGATAGTGTTATGCGTAATAGGCACCTGTTTAATTTTTACATAACAACTGATTGGGCTACAAGTGAAAAAGATGCCTCTGATCCAAGTGTGACGTTAGTATGGGCATACAGCTCTGTTGGTGACTGGTTTCTTGTAGAAGCGGTCGTAAAGCGGCAGTTAATGGATAAAAATATCGAAGATGTATTTCGGTTATCCCAGTTTTATAAACCACAACAAGTAGGCATTGAAATATCGGGGCAACAGAAAGGATTTATTCCGTGGATCAAACAGAAAATGATAGATCGGAATCAGTGGTTTATATTGGCTAGTGATAATAATGGGAATCAAGAAGGGATTCGACCAGTCACTAAAAAGATTACCCGATTTTTATTGGTAGTACCTTGGTTTAAGGCTAAAACAATGTATTTCCCTGCTGACCTTAAACAAACACTTGAAATGCAGGAAATTTTGGAAGTACTTGTATTAGCTACAATGGAGGGGTTTAAGTCAAAAATTGACGACCCTGGGGATGCAATAAGCCAGTTGTCATCATTAACTCCGTGGAGACCTTCACCGGAAATGACTCTAGTAGTAAATGATCAAGAAATTTGGGGATATGAAGAAGAAGAAGTAATATCTGCGCGGGAGTCTTATATTGTATAATTCTTTTTATAGGATATACTCCGAAATATTCCCGATCTGGTAAAGGCTATGCTTCTTACTGACATCTTTAGTAATATTACAACATTAGATTCCGCTAACACAAATTTAGCAGATCCAACTGGTGTACTCGCTACTGAACATTACCCGAAAGTAATCAATGCTATTAATCGAGCATTGATAGAAATTTATTCCCAGTTCCCTGTAAAAGAAAAAATGCTTACTGTACAACTGTTTGCACATATTTCTGAGTATATGCTGACTACTGAATACGCTGACACTAATACTGACTCGACACAACCTTACCGATATATTATGGATACATCATTTGATCCATATGATAACGAAGTATTAAAGATTCAGACCATCACGAATGAAGAAGGTACTGAACTAGCACTGAATCAAGCAAATGATTCGTACTCGCTGTATACCCCATCGTATAACGTAGTACAGCATCCTTACCCAACTAATGAAAACGCCATTTTTGTCACGTATCACGCATTACCAAAAACAATTCCAATGGATGTTGTTCCAGCGACTTACGATGTTGATATCCCTGGGCATGTTTTAAATCTATTCTTAATTTTTGTAGCACATAAGGTACTTACAAGTATTAACCCAAAAGAGGCTGCATTTAAATTAAATGAGTATATGAATTTATTAATTTCAACAAAAAATTTGGGGCTATTTGTTAAAGAAAACAGTTCAAATGAAAAATTTGAGGCGAATGGTTGGGTATGACTAGTGAAGCGTCAGCTGTAGAAAAGTATATAAACACCTCATACGATGTTGTTAAAGCAGTTTATGATAATTTGGCTAAACTTACCCAATTAGCGGATAACCTCGCCATATTCGAAGCAATTAAGCCGCCTGTAATCGTCGCAGCTACAACTGATATAACGTTGTTTGGTTTACAGACGATCAATACAGTGGTTCTGGCCGTGGGTGATCGAGTGTTAGTTACGAATCAGAATATACCTGTAGAACACGGCATTTACATCGTGTCAGCAACCGATTGGATACGTTCTTCAGATTGGGATGAGTCAGCTGAAGTTAAATCTGGAATGCTTGTTTGTGATCAACAGGACAACGTTATTTATAAGAGTGCATTCTTAGGTGATTTTAATATTACAACAACTGAAACCACATTTACCATAATACAGGCGCAGATTGGGGCCGTTGCCTCTACTGCAGGCGTATGGGTTGAGGTTAGTGATGGCGTTCCCCGCAATGGAGACACAGACCTTGATCTGATATGGGATGAAACTCTGTATTACGCGATTCGAATTGTATTGGCGGGTGTACGGGTGGCCACAAGTCCCGCGACGATAACCGCGAGATTTGGGCATACAAATGGGTCTACATTTATAACGTCTAGTACTGGGTACACTGGAGCTATTGGAGGAAATATGGCCACCTTAGCCAGTGTTGGGGCGGTTAGTAGTATGAGTCTAGCCAGTGCCGGTGCCGTGTATGCGGGGAGCGACATTAGTATGGTTATTGATGTTATAAACTTTGAAGACGCGGGATCGGGCGCGAAGTTATCTTGCGAAAGCACGTATCGTAATAGTAGCGGAATTCAATCACATTACAGCACTAGAATGTACACTAATGGGTCCACCTCAGCAGCTGTCGTAGATGCCCTTCGAATATCTTCCAATACTTCGTGGACAGCCTCTGGAGCCTATAAAGTGTACGGGCTATTAAAATGAGCAATAAGGCAGTTCAAGTTGAACAATATATAAATACCTCGTATGACACCGTAAAGGCAGTCTATGATAACCTAGCCCAGCTCACCCAGTTAGCAGAAAACTTGGCTATATTTGAGGCGATTAAGCCTCCAGTCCTCGTAGTTACAGACGCAAGTATAACTCTCTTTGGTATCCAGACAATTAAGTCCGTTACAGTGGCTGAAGGTGATCGTGTATTAGTCACCAGCCAGAATGCTGGAGTGGAGAATGGTATTTATATAGCGTCGACTGTCGCATGGGCTCGTTCGACTGATTGGGATGCTAATTCAGAAGTAAAGTCTGGAATGCTAATCTGTGATACAGATGAAACCGTATTATATAAAAGTTCGTTTACCGGTGATTTTGATATCACTAGCACGGTGGTGACGTTTATTCAGTTTTTAGATGTGACCGTGAATGAGGTTCCTTGGACACGAGATACAGCTGCAAACTGGACTGCGCTAAACACCGTCATTGCCTCGGGCATTGGTGGAATTGAGTCAGATACAGGGCACTTTAAATTAGGCGACGGGAGCACAGCTTGGAACTCTTTGGGTTATAGTGGATTTGCTACGAAAGACTCAAATAACAATATTATCATGGGCACGGGCAGTGGAGGTAGCCTGGCCAGTAATGGCACGGTCGACGCTACGGTAATCGGTAATAACGCCCTTGCAGGAACATTAGTCCAGAACATAGATGGCATAATTGCTATTGGTGATGGCGTTGGTGCCCAAGTAACAGGCGGAACAGGTTCAATCTTAATAGGACAAAATGCTGGCCCTGCAACCCCTAGCTCTATTAGTAACTCACTATGGATATCAAACACTGAGACAGATACACCACTAATACATGGTGCGTTCAATACACGCGATCTACTTTTCAACATACAGAATGGTAGTTATACAGTAGCTGGTGCAACAGTAAAATTTGACTGCACATCCTTTGATTACTGGTCTGCAAATCCTGTATTAACTATACTGGACACTAGTGCTAGTAATGCTGGCAACGCAGTGGTGTCTATACAGATAGCGAGTCTTAACGGTGTACATGTTAAGTGTGGTTATCACTCAGCCGCTAACACTATCTATGAAATAGATAATACTGAAGGCCCAATTGAATTACTCGCTGGATCAAGCAACGGCGGGAAGGACATATTCCTAAACGGAGAGGTTCATTGTGAACAGGGCTTCCATTGCTCTGGGTTAAGCTACTCTATAACAGCAGGTACTAAAACACTTGTGTTGAACCTAGCTAATCACTTCTATGCAGCTTCAGCAATGACTGCTGTGGCATACACCTTTGCGTTCAGCCTACCACCACCATCTGGACGGACTACAGAGTTTATAGTGGAAATAGAAGCTGGTTCGTCAGCATCAAGTATAACATGGCCTGCTTCAGTGCAATGGAGTGGTGGGAGTGAGCCGGTTTGGACAGCTAACACAGACTTAGTTAAATTTTATAGCCGTGACCAGGGTACAATTTGGCATGGTGTACGAATCATTTCTAACTCGTCATAATATTAATGACCATCAGAGATAACATTTATGTCTAGAAAAACGAATCCATCAAATCCAGCAGGGCTTATACAAAAATTTGCTAACACTGCCTATGATAAAATATTAACAGTCTATAATAATTTAACTGGTATCACGTTAGTTTCTGACAATATCGCGGCAGTTATTGAAATTGGTACAGTCACAGATTTGTCTAATTTAGAAAGTAATTTAATACTATTCTTTAGTACACCACCTATCGGTGTTAAAGCACCTACAGTCGTATCGACTATTGGTAATATCACCCTTAGTGGTGAACAAACAATTAATACTGTACCTGTTTTAGCCAATAATCGAGTTCTTGTCCGAAACCAGACAGATCCAACTGAAAATGGTATTTATAACGTAAATGTAAGTACATGGATTCGCTCAACAGATTGGGATGATGCAACAGATGTTCTAAATGGTGTGACGATCATAGATAGTCATACTAGTGCGCTCTATCGTTGTACTTTCACAGGTACGTATGACCCAGGTACCTCATCCGTGACCTTTAATGTCATTACTGCTCCTACTGTGATTGATGATCTTAGTGATGTGGATACAAGTTCAATTGCTCCTACTGATGGACAAATTCTAGTATTTGATAACGCGTCCGGTGATTGGCTACCTGCATCAACATTTGTAGGTGATGTTACGGGGGATCTCACTGGTGACATTACAGGTAATACTACTATTGGTGGTAACGCGATTATCACTGGCGATCTTACGGTTAACGGTACAACAACTACGATAAATACAACTGAGCTGGAAGTTCAAGATAATATTATTCGATTAAATATCGATGAAGCTGGAACACCTTCTCAAAACGCAGGAATTGAGGTTGAACGGGGTACATCAGCTAATGTTCAAATTAGGTGGAATGAATCAGGAGACTATTGGGAAATTACAAATGATGGGTCGACCTATTCTCAGCTATTAAACGCTACACTTACAGATGCGTTAATTAAGACAGCAAATGAACGAAATACAAATACTAATGAATTCAACGACGCTGAGAAAACTAAGTTAGGTACTGTTAGTTCTGGTGCTGAGGTTAACCCTGGTGTTATTAGCCAAGCTGAAGCTGAAGCTGGTACTGCAACAGATGAACGTATCTTTACTGCTGAACGTGTTAAACAGGCAATCGTCGCTCAAGCAGGAGGAGGCTTACTTACTAAGACCATTGAGATTGGTTCCTGGGATATGGACACTGTTTATTCTGTTAATGTTGCTCACGGTCTTGACATCGCTAATATCCGGGATGTAAGTGTGTCAATACGTTCAGATGGCGACAGCATTCGACGACCTCTTAATGGTACCCGAGGTCAAGCTGTTACTATGGCTCAATTAGGTTTTTGGCACGCAGATGCAACAAATGTGATATGTCAAGCACCTACTGGTAGTCCATATGATGGAGATGGTGACTATAATGGGTCAGCCAATCGAGGTTGGGTCATTATCCAACACGTAACACCTTAATAAGATTCTGCTGAGATAGAATATGACTAATGAAGCTTCAATCAATCACACTCCATTAACAAAATGGGTTAACGAGCCTACGCTAGCTAATTTAAAGAAGGATCTCGAAGATGCTCAAAGTGATCATACTTCTCAGGTTGTTAAGATAGATCGATGGCTTGATAATTTAAATGTAACAGGTACAGCAAAACCTGTAAAAATTAAAGGCCGTTCTGCGATTCAACCGAAATTAATTCGGAAGTTAGCAGAGTGGCGGTATGCTGCTCTGTCAGAACCTTTCTTGAGTACTGAAGACGTTTATAACGTATCCCCTGTTTCCGCAGGAGATAAAGCCGCAGCACTCCAGAATGAGTTAATACTTAATAATCAATTTAATACAAAACTGAATAAAGTTCATTTAATTGACTCTGCCGTTCGTGCAGTTGTAAATGAAGGTACCCTGATATTTCGAGTGGGTTGGGCGAATGAGGAAGAGGAAGTAGAGGAAAACGTTCCTGAAATAACCTATACACGTAACCCTGATATTCAGGCTGGATCTCAACAAGAAATTCAGTTACATCAGATGATGACCTCTGCGCCGGATACTTATAATCAGTTACCCCCTGAAATAAAAGGTGCTCATGATCGATTCATGAAAACAGGCATTCCTCAAATTGGCGAAGTGACTGGCTCTACCACGCAAAAAGTTACTAAAATAATCAGGAATCACCCAACAGTTGATGTTTGTGATTACCGGCACTTAACACTTGATCCGACTGCTAAAGGTGATCCAGAAAAATTACAATTTGCTGTCTATGAGTTTGAAACCTCTTTATCTGAGCTTGAAAAATCTGCAGTCGACTATAAAAATCTAAATCAGATTATGTTAGAAGGGGTTTCTCCTTTATCAATGCCTGATCATACGATTACAGGAGAAACTCCTACCTTTAATTTTCAAGATGATCCTCGTAAGAGGCTTGTTGCTAAAGAGTACTGGGGATTTTTTGATATTAATAGTACAGGTAAAACTGAACCATTTGTTGCTACATGGATTGGGAACACCCTGATTCGTATGGAAGAGAACCCGTTTCCTGATAAAAAGCTTCCTTTTGTCATTATTCCCTATTTACCTGTACGCCTATCAGTATACGGTGAGCCTGATGGTGAGCTGTTAGAAGATAATCAGAAGGTCATAGGAGCGATTACCAGGGGACTAATGGACATTATGGGTCGAAGTGCTGCTGGGCAAATTGGTATGCGCGTAGACGCTCTGGATGTCACTCAGAAGCGTCGATATGAAGCTGGCTTAGATTATGAGTTTCTTCCACATGTTAATCCACTACAAGCAGTCATTAATCACACTTACCCCCCTATTCCTGACTCTGCACAGTATATCTATAATATTACGACTGCTGACGCAGAAAGTTTAACCGGCGTTAAAGCGTTTACGGGTCCAGATGGAATTACTGGTGCCGCTTTAGGAGATAACGTAGGGGGTATTAAAAGTGCTGTAGATGCTACTGCTAAACGTGAATTAGGTATATTACGACGAGTAGCTGAAGGTATGAAACAGGTAGGTCGAAAGATTATATCTATGAATGGTGAATTCCTTTCAGATACCGAAGTAGTTCGTGTTACTGATGAAACTTTTGTTGATATTCGTCGAGATGACCTTGAAGGAAACTTCGACCTTAAGCTGGCAATCTCAACACCAGAAGCTGATAACGAAAAAGCCTCTGAATTGTCATTTATGTTACAGACAGTAGGCCCAAATACGGACCCTGAAATGACATATATGATTATGTCAGATATCGCCCGATTACGAAAAATGCCTAATCTTGCTAAGAAGCTTGAAAACTTCAAACCAACTCCGAATCCGGCAGCAGAAAAACGAGAAGCGTTAGAGATACAATTACTTGAAGCTCAGATTCGAAATGAGGACGCTAAGGGTCAAGAAAATGCTGTTGATGTGGATCTTAAGAAAGCCAAAATTCGTGAATTAAATTCTAAATCGGATTTAGCAGATTTAGACTTTCTTAAACAAGAAAGTGGTGTGACGCGCTCTGAAGAACTTGAGAACAAAGAAGTTGATAAGCTTCATAAAGTAGATGAAGTTGCTGCAAAGGCACTCCTTGAAAAAGATAAGCCTGAGGCCACACCAAAAGCTAAAAAGAAACCAGCTAAAAAATAGTTTACGTAAGTAAGGGTAACAGGCAACCTTATAGCCTTTAATGTAATAATCTCTAGATGAGGACACAAAAATGAATGATTCCCAACAGGTACAAGCAATTGATATCACAATCGATGATGCTAAAAAGAAAATTGAAATGGCTAATGATGTCATTGCACTTCGAAAAAATAAACATTTTAAACGATTAATTGAAGACGGATATTTTAAAGACGAAGCTCAACGAGTCGTGTATGCACGAGCAAATATTGAAAATCTAGACGAACTGAATCAAGCTTATCTTCTTAAATCAACCGATTCTATCGCGTTCTTTCGAGCGTACTTAGCCGCGATTCAAATAGAGGGGCGTTCGGCCCGAAACGCATTAACACAGCATGAGCTTACTCGTGAAGAGATACTCGCTGAAGAATTACTTGATGCTAACGAATAGGGAGATTTATTATGTCTGAAGAAGAAATTACAGAAGAGGTTACAGAAGAAACCGCCACTCTTGAAACTGAAGAGCCAAGTTTACTTGAAATGTCTGATGATGCTTTTGAAGAGCTGGAGCTAAATAATTATGCAGCGGCAGCCATTAGTGAAACGGCTAAGGAAGAAAATCCAACTCCAACTGAAGAGTCCGAGGAAGAAGAATTAGAAGCTATTGAAAAGACCCTTAATAGTGATGAGACTGAGACTGAGGAGGAAACTGAGACTGAGGAGGAAACTGAAACCGAGGAGGAAACTGAAACCGAGGAGGAAACTGAAGAAGATCCTACCGAAGAAGAAGAAGTTTCTCATGAAGCTCAATTAACAGAACTGTTCAAACCCTTTCGGGCCAACGGTAAAGACATGAATGTAACTACCGTTGATGATGCACGTACTCTTATGAAGATGGGAGCAAACTATAATAAAAAGATGGTAGGTTTAAAGCCTCATCTTAAATTAGTGAAAATGTTAGACAATAACGGATTACTGGATGAAGCTAAATTATCATTCTTGATTGACCTGGATAAAAAAGATCCAGAAGCAATTAAAACATTACTACGTGATAGTAAACTTGATGTGTCAGAACTTGACAGTGAAGAACCTATAGCATATAAAGCAAAGACTTACACTGTAAATGATGAAGAAATGAATTTATCCGAAACGCTGAACGATATCAGTGACACAGAAGGATACGCTCAAACTCTTAATATTATTAGCAATAAGTGGGATGAATCAAGTAGAGAAGAACTGTTGAAAAATCCAGCAGGAGTGAAAGTACTAAATTCCCATGTTGAAATGGGAATTTATGAAAAGGTCTCCGCTGCTGTCGAATCTGAAAGAATGTTTGGCAGGATACCAACAAGCTTCTCTGACTTGGAAGCATACAAATTAGTTGCAGCACAGATCAATGAGCGAGGAGGTTTTAAAAACCCAGCCTCGAATACATCCAAAACTGAAACAGTTGTAGGCGAGGTGGTAAAGGAAGCCACAGATCCAAAACTTGTTAATAAGCGGAAAAAAGCCGCTAGTTCTACAAAGAGTTCGAAGAAGTCTACAACTACTGAGACTTACAATCCTCTCGCAATGTCTGATGAAGATTTTGAAAAAGAGAGTTTAGCGAGATTTTTAACTTAAATTTACGGTGAATTAAAATGAGTATTGAATATGGTAGTCCCGTCGTTGACGGGGCAGAATCTGGGATCGGTCCACAAATACGGACGGATACTTTTAACAAGAAAGCACTTGTTGATGCTGCTAAAGAATCATACTTTGGGCAGATGTCTTCAACTGAGTCCATGCCTAAAAACATGGGCAAGAAAATCAAGCGTTTTCATTATCTTCCTATGCTGGATGACCGCAACCTGAATGATCAGGGTATTGATGCGACTACTGCAGCAACTGGTGACGCAGGACAACCTATCGGCCTATCCGGTGCGAATACTGCTAAAAAAGTCGCGTACATCTCAATCCTGTTAACAGGTCAAGCTACCCCACAAACATTTTATGTACGCGGTGATAGTACGACTAGTGCTGCAGCTGCATTGATTGAAGCACAGACTAACTTTGTTGCCTGGGCATTAGGTGAAGGCTTTAGTGGTATTACGGATATTGATCAAACAGGCTTTCCAGCTGATATCCAAACTGCCTATGGTGAGCTTACCGATGGTTCTGCTGATGCAGTTTCTCAAGATGTGGCCGGTGGTGTTACAGGAGTCTATACAGTTACTGAAATCGCTGCTACTGATACGAGCAACTACGGTAACTTATATGGATCATCCAAGGACATCGGTACAATTCAGGGTAAGATTCCTGCATTGTCTGAAAATGGTGGACGAGTAAACCGAGTTGGTATGCGTCGAGTTCAGCTTGAAGGAACACTTGAAAAGTTCGGTTTTTTCGATGAGTACACTCAAGAGTCTTTAGACTTTGATTCAGACCCAGAACTGTTAATGCGGATTACTGGTGAAGCTGTTAAAGGCGCAAATGAGCTTACAGAAGATCAGATTCAAATCGATCTAATTAATGGTGCTGGTGTTATTCGTTATGCTGGTGGAGCTACCTCTATTGCTACCCTCCAGGGTGATGATGTTGCAGATCCTTTTGCAGTTGGGAATACCAATGATATCGTAACCTATGATGACCTTGTGAAGCTGGGCATTGAACTAGATCAAAACCGTACACCAACAAATACAACAATCATTGCCGGTTCGCGTATGGTGGATACTAAAGTAATTAACGCTGCTCGGTATATTTATATTGGTGCAGAGCTACAAACTGTCATTATGCGTATGACTGACTATCATGGTGTGAAAGCATTTATTCCGGTCGCTCAGTATGCTAATGGTGGCAATATCGCTCGTGGTGAGATTGGTGCGGTAGATAGTTTTCGTTTTATTCTTGTACCTGAAATGATGCATAAAGCAGCAGGAGGAGCAGCGATTGCTACTACGGTTGAAGAAACTACTCCATTCCGGTATTCATCTACAGCTGATGGTGCATTGTTCGCCTATAACGCTTATCCAATGCTTGTAGTTGGTGATGGTGCCTTTGTTACAGTCGGTTTTCAAACTGATGGTAAAACTGTGAAGTATGTTATTCACCATAAAGCACCTGACCAAAATGTTCGACCAGAAGAGCCTTTTGGCGAAACTGGGTTTTATAGTATTAAGTGGTACTATGGAATGATGATTCTTCGAGCAGAGCGTATTGCAGTACTTTGGACCCTTGCCGAGTGGTAAGCAGTAAGCAGTAAAGAAGTAAACTGAGGTAGCTCTTTTGAGCTACCTCTTTTATAAATAAATCCAACAAAAACCTATTTAAGTAGAGATTAATATTATGAATACCGAAATACAAACTAATGATTCTGTTACTGATGAAGAAGCAATTCAATTAGTAGCATTAAAAAACCAGGCAACCCAAATTGGACTTACTTTTAGTCCTAATATTGGAGCTGACACTTTACGTACTCGAATTAAAAACCATCTTAATGATGTTCCTCAAAATATCCCTACAAAGGAACGAGTTTTCCCTAAAGTAAACTTACTATCACATGCTGAATACCTAAAAGAAGTTTCTGAAGTAATTAAACGGGATATAAAACGATTAGTACGAATTCGACTAACTTGCATGAATCCAAACAAATCCCAGCATGTTGGTGAAATTTTTTCAGTTGGATCAGCTAAACGAGGGACACAAAAAGAATTTGTTCCCTTTGATACTCAAGATGGTTGGCATGTTCCTTTAATAATATTCAATCATATCAAAGAACGACAGTACACAGCCTATCGTACAGTTCGTGGAGTACGCGGCCAAAAAATTCGTAAAGGTCGCCTTGTTCCTGAGTTTAGTGTAGAAGTACTTCCTCCATTAACCGCTGCTGAGTACAAAGCACTAGGTCAGCGACAAGCAATGGCTCGTGGAGCTGACGATTAACTTTAAATAACCTGAGAGATACACATGGTTGCTATTACAGATATTACAACAGGTGCCATAGCTGGTACTGGTTATTTTGATAAGCTTATGGTTGCTGTTAAGATACATTTAACAGAGGAACTTTCTAACAATCGTATACTTCAAACTGAATACGCCACTGTGTATCTCGGAGCGTTACAAACCGTATTGGGACAAGCCATACAGTTCGCGATGATCACTGAACAAGTTGATGCCTCTATCGCAAATACTATTAATTTGGATGCACAGTCAGCACAAGACCTATTGAATAAGGCAGCACAACTTACTGCATTACAGGATAAAACAGCCTCTGAAATAGCATTATTGGCTCAACGTACATTGACTGAAAAAGCTCAGATTAATGACATTGTTGATGGGATTACTATTTATGCTGAAGACTCAGACGGTGTACCTACTATTTATTTAGGATCATTAGGAAAGCAACAAGGATTACAAAAAACACAGGCTAATAGTTTTAATCGAGATGCCGAACAAAAGGCACTCAAAATTCTTACTGACATTTGGAGCGTATCTAAATCAGTATCAGGGGATAGTATCGATACACCAGATGGTGCTCGAAATGATGATATTGAGGACTTAATTATTAAGCTTCGTCAAGGTATCCGAATTACTTCAAGTATTTATAAATTAGCTGCTGATGCCGGATCAGCTAAACTAGTTGTTGCGGGTGAGTACGTTTTGCTCGACGCATCAAACTCTACAACACCTTTTGATGACTTAACAGCTCCAGAAGTAATTGCTACTTATGCATGGGTACAGCTATCAGGTACTAACGCAGCAATTACTGATGCGACACTAGAAGTTACCTCAATAACAGCTCCTGCTGTAAGTGCTACGCTTAGTGAAAATATCTTGGTATTTCAGCTTACTATTACGAGTGACCTGGGCAATACTCGTGTCGATACAGTTGAAATCACCGTTGAGTAATTATTATGGGGTTTGGTCTATTTAGTGGTAAGACAGTAGTATCTGTCAATGTATCAACAGTACCTATTAACGAAACCATTCCTGAAAATCGCCTATCCAATTTATTAATGGCGGGCAGTAAGCAAAATAAACGTATTGCCAATACCCTGTTACTTCATAATTTAACTAGCTATAAAAACATGTTAAATCAGTTCTATGCTTATGGTAATTCTGGGTATACCTATGGCTTGCCAGAATCTAATTTAGCAAATAACAAATATAACCTTAGTGCTGTTAATACTGTTTTAGAGGGCTTATTTGGACCAAATATCACAACAATCGAAAGCTTCCTATATCGACCTACTATCGCTGTATGGGGTCGTTGGTGGCTACAAGAAAATGAAGGTGGTTACGACTACACTGCAAATACCTTATTAATTGACAGCACCACTTGGGATGTTGTAGGTTTTTCTGAAAATGTAGATAAAACTGAAATTACAGTATTGCTTGAAGATGGGTCAAATACGAGTACTTACGGACCAATTACTGATTACTATGTAAACGAAATTTATTACTGTGCTGAGTACCATTTTGATTCTGCCCCAACAGTTGATTACACATGGCTATACCAACCCTCATTAGGCACACACGTTACATTGAATGTGACCAATACATTTGATACAACGGATCTATTCCCAATTGTTCCATTACGAACAGATAGTGTGAATATAAACGCTGATAAAACCTCTACGGTTTATAGTACTTCGCGTCAAGTTCTTTCTCGTGTCAAGATGGATATTAATGCTTTAACTAATTCAGTTACAAAACAGGTTAATGACGACGGAACGCTTCGAGATACTGATGACCTGGAAAATGTGTCAGATATTTTTTTGCTTTTTGGGTTGAATATCTATGGACAAACACTACTAGAAAAACAAACTGCGTATTTAATATTTAATAGTCTTGAAGGATTAGCTCGTATTAGTGAGGCAACCTATGTTGCTGCTGTTGCTGCTGATGGAGAAATACCAACTAATACTTTTTTAGTGGATTCAGCTACATTTAATTATGAAGTCGTATTTAATTACATTACAGCATCTACGATAGCTGGACGTATTGGTAATAAGGGAGAATCTAAGATTAGTTTCTCGATTAATGTGAATACGAGCACTACTGGAGGTACTCGATTAATCAATGACTATATCGTCATAAAACATCAGATTACCTCCAGTAGCTATGTTAACTTACTGGTTCATGGGCTATACCTGACACACACACTTAAAACTGATCGAGGGGAACGTATTGCTGAAATCTTTCTTGATAGTTTTAATGAAGGTGATTCATTATCAGCTAACCAAAAGAACTTTATAATTCCTTTATCTAAAAACTATTTAAACACCTTAACTACAATTGAAGCTGATACACTAATTTCCCGTACCACGCATTTAGTTGTATACGCCTCAGATTCCCAGTACATAGAATGGTATAAAACCTCAGCCTTTACATCATTGTTGAATATCACACTTAGAGTTGTGGCTGTTGTGATGCTTTTTTGGGACTTTAGTGGAACTACTTCAGAAGCTTTGTATTTGCTTGGAGAACTCTTGGTGTATCAGTACGCACTTGAATTGGTACTCACGTTATTATTTGAAACTTTTGCAGATTCTTCCGATAAAACTAAAGCTGCAGTTATTATCCTTGCTGCAGTTATTACTTATAAAATAACACCTAGTATGGCTGATCTATCTTCGGCGGATGTTTTACTTAAATCGGTAAATGCATTGAGCCAGAGTACGGCAGTATTTACTCAAGTCGAGATGGCTGGGTTAATTGAGGACTATAAGACATTTCTTGCTAGTGCCGATGAGGTTCAAGACGAAATCACTGCTGCAAATAGATTATTAGAGGTTGATCCCAGTAATATACTAACTTCAATGGATGCAACGATTAGTAGTGAGTTCGAACAACCCGAAGACTTTTTTACTAGAACTTTAAATACTACCCCTGGTCAACTTACTTTTGACCAATTACATAGTTATGTAGATAATAACCTTAATTTAAGGTATATATAGCTATACTGATACTCACCTATCTCTTTAGGCTCTTACATGACAAATAATCAACGTATAAACGGTCGGGATAATCGGTACCAACCCATCCCTACATATAACCCAGATTACCCACAATTTGATGCGAATAACCAATCCAGTTTTCAAAATATTCCATCATTGGATAGTCTTGGTCCGGCAAACAGTATTCCTAACTTTCCCAATTTTGATGCAAATGACCCGAGTACCTTTCAAGGTATCCCAAATCTCGATAGTCTTGGATCTGCTCAGAAATTACCTAAGAAAAATGGCTTTAATTGGTTAGGTAAAGATGGTGTGTTAATTCCAAGTCTAGAAACATTCGGTGCCGCTTCAGCTGCCTATATTGGATTGGAACAATTAAAGTTAAATAAAGAAACCTTTAAGTTTAATAAAGACCTTACTAAAGCTAATTTTGGTAATCAGGCACAGACTACCAATAACGCTATAGAGGATCGATCTCGAGCGGGTGCTGTACAATCTGGAGAATCTGGATCTAGCTTAGATCAGGTTGTCGCCCATCGAACTGCGAATCGACGAGTACGAGCGAGCATATAATGGCTAGTCAAATTAAATTTCAAAGTGTAAGTGCTGCTAACCTACAAGCCCCTGATGTAACGAAAGCAGGGGCTATTTTTAGCGGTGCTATTCAATCACTGGCTAAAACGGTCAAGGGTGTTGAGATCGGACGACAGGAGGCAGCTACGGACGATGTGAAGACCAACCTTCGTAATGCTAATAACCAGAGTGATCTACAAGACATCAAAACCACACAAATTGGTGATTTAGCTGATTTAGGTGTAGATGGTGAGCAACTTGATGCTTTGACTGGTCGGGTACAAAATAAACAGACTGATGTGTTCGGTCGAGCGTTAGAAGACAACTATAATAATCAGACTGACCGTAACTCTTCAGCTGTTCAAAGAATTCTAGCAGGTAACCCTGATCTTGGTAGAAGTGTTCAATTGGATAGTGGTGGAAACTTTGCTTTTTCTGCTCCAAATGAAAATCTGTCTGCACAGCAAATCGAAGAAGATAAAGTTAACTTTTTTCAAACTTTACGAGATAGTGCGTTTAAACCTGTCAATAATGAGCGGCAGCAAAATAAACAAATTCGTGAAGAAGCGAAAGCCTTTAATGCTACACCAGAACAGACTAATAAATTAGTCAGTAATTTCAAATCGTTTAAAGATGGTTTGAAGTCTCTCACCGATGAAGATCAACTTCAGGTCAATCAAGTTGTTGGTCAAAATCAGGCTGATCTGGATCAAGAAATTGAGGAGATTAATTTTCAGAAACGGACCTTAGAAGATCGTTATCAAATTACTCAGGAAGAGGCGCGAACTGAATTAAATACAAAACGACAAGATGTTGAAGCTTGGGTTACTGCTAAGCTTCCAACTGAATTAAACTTTCTATATTCATTTTTCACTGGTGGTGCTCAGAAAGGTGGGCAAGATATTAAAGAATATTTTTCTAAAATTTTTAATGGGAAAATTACTAAATTTAAAGACCATAAAGTACAGCCGTGGATGTTACAACGTGCTTTATCAAGTACAGTAGATCTTGAAGCTGATGGTAGACCTAATATAGATATCAGTGACTTTGAAGATCGATTATTAGAACTTGCTAAAGATAAGGATATGCACAAAGATATGCGGTATATCGCTAATTCAGATGTCATTGTTAAACGAGATATTGCAAATGCGACTGCACGAGCTAGTATTCGTAATAAGGACATTGTTGCTGAGTTCAAACGGTCAACCATTGGTATTCGTGATCCAAACCGAAATGCTAAAATCTTTCAAGATTATTTTAATAAGGTAAGTAGTCTTGAAAATCCTCTAGAGGCTAGTGTGGCTATCGCTAACGCTGAGAAAAGAATAACAGCTCCTAAAACAGCGCAAACAGATCCAACTACAATTGAACCTTCGGATTCATTCTTTGAAGATGATCTACCACCTGCTGATGATGGTACTCCTGCAGATCCAGTATTGGCGGCAAATATTGAGGCAGCTGAGATCTTTGATGTAGAAAACTCTGTTGATGTCGGCAACTTAACCCCAGAAATTGTAAAACAATTAGCACCTGAACAAATTGGTGAGGGGTTTCCACCAGAAGTCGTTAAATCGTTAGATATACTCACTCGTCAAGCGTATCTTAATAAACTTGATACCAGTAAGCGTTATGGTAAGGCTTCACGACAAGTACTTACAGATGCAATGGAAGGCCTTATTAACCTTAAAGATGGTTTTATGTCCATTATTGATAAAATATTTTCTGCCCCTGAAGCTGAAAGTAACCCAGTAATAAATCCCCAAATACCCGCAGATCCTATTCAAAAAGCAGCCCAAAAACGTGTTACGAGTTTACAATTAAATCTTGATAGGATTCTTTCAAATGCAACGAAAGAACGTCAAGTAAGTCTCCAACGTGAATTTGATGTGCGAAAAAAACAACTGTCTAGAGGTGAGCCGCTATCTGAAGCAAAATTGAAAGAAATGCTAGATATCGGGGAAGAGTTAGCTTTACTTGTAGGGGCATCTCCTAGTGATATCAAAAAACTTAGAAACCAGTATAAATAAATGGAAAATTTAATACGAGAGTTAAAAACTCGTACACTGGCTGCTGCGAGTGCTGATAAGCGTTCTTTATTGAATATACCTTCTATTGAACAAAAACTAGCATCTGGGCAGTCTGGACTTTTAAATACATCTCTAGCAGATCAACCATCAATTTCTTCAAGTAGTCTTGATGAATTTGAACCACTTACTGAGAGAGTTGCAGCACATACAACTGCTGATCAAGCTAGGTCATTAACCCCTGCCCGAGATAACAAAGCTTTCTTAGATGATAATTCTGTTGAAAATGGTTTGGGGTACTTAACCAACTTTATTGGAGCAGGTGTAGCGGGTATTGGTCAATTAGATAATTTTGTCCTCTCTGCTCCAAATATTTTACTTAATACTGCAGATGGTCTAATAAAACCAGCTGATCAAAAAATTACTGATTTCGTAAATGAGACTTTTCCAGGCGTTAATGATATTGCCCATTTGCTTTTAGGTGCTCCGAGTAAACTTATTAGGAATACAGCTCAAGGATTAGATCAAGTTGGTGATACGATCGAAGAAGGTACTGCACCCTTTTTTAATACTGTTCAAGTTGAACGGTTGTCTCGTCAAGTGTCTCAGGCGTACACCGATAATACTGGCGCTGCTGATGTGCTCGTCGAGATGCTTTCTACAACGGTCAATAACAAAGAAGCACTTCCTCAAGTACTCATGCAATCCATTGGGATTATGAAAGCTATGGCTCAAGGCGGATCAGTATTGGCAGGTACTTTTGTTGGCTTAAGTGGTCAAAGATCTAAGGAAGCTATTCAACTGTATAGTGATACACATGATGGTGAAGTACCTACTGGTAAGGAAAACGCCGCAATAGTGGCCGGTGCAATTCTTTCGACCACTATTGAAATGGTTGAATCGCGTTTTTTACTGGGTAAAAGTGCTCAATTACAAGCTGCCAAATCTATTAAATTAGCAGCAATACCTGGGGCAGGCGTAGTTGCTAAAGGTACTGCTGGTGGATTATCTGAAGCTGGCCAAGAATTTTCAGCTGAAGTCATTACTCAAGTGACTGGTAGACAGGACAAGATTACAAATAAAGATGAAATTCTTAAACCAGCACTGACTAATGCTGCCATAGGTGCTGGTGTAGGTACTGGTATAGCCGCTACAGTCCAAGCTGTGCCTGAAACCACAGATACACTAGGGAAAGTTGCTAAGATTGCTAAGAAGGGCATTAACAAGCTCTCAGAGAAGGTTGAAGAAAAGGTTACTGTAGATCAAGGTAAACGCTTTGATAAGGCAGTGGCTAATGGTGACAAGGTTAAAGCTATTGATATTGGACTTGAAGCTAATATTTCAAAGATACCCACTTATGATGAACGTGTAGCTCATGTTCAAGAGCTATTTGATATATTCGATACGTTAGATGAAACCACCTCAATTGAGGACACTAATCGTATTGGTAGTAAATTGGATACTACGCTGCAACAAATTACAGAATTGGATTTACAAGAAGGTGATTCTGTAACTACGAAACAAGCTGATACAGTTCTTTCAGATATTACCAATGCTTCCGAAAATGATGTTACTACAGCTATATCAACAGTAGTTGATGGCATCCTTTCTGGTAAAGAAATTAAACCAGTTACAGTAGCCAGTATTAAAGGTAGTACAGTATTTGAAACACTTCCTACTGAACAAAAACAAGCAATTGAGGTATACAGTGAATTCTTAGAAGCAAGTAACGATCTACAAAAAGTTAGTTCAGATATCTTAGAGGGAAATGTAAAAGAAGGGCATATCGGGATTAATCAGCATCGTAAAAATATTGCTCGTGCTGTTACACTTAAAAATCAAGGTTTAGCTGATATTACTCTGAAGCAGTTGGTTAAGTTACGAGCTGCAATACTAGTAAAATTGGCTACACCCTTTCGTGATCAAAAACCTAATACTGATGGTTTTGTCAGGCAGCTATCATCTGAAGTACGAGCGATTACAGCTGCCCTTAATATTATGGATACGAGTGTTAAAACAACACTTACAAGTCCACTAACTGCTGAGGATTTAAAGGGGCCACCTATTGTGGTATGGACCCCTAATTCATCGGTAAACTCTACGAGTACTGATACCGATACTAAAGTGTCAGAAGAAGCTAAAGCCCAGTTACTCTCAAATATTAAAAAAATTACTGACCCAAAACTAAAAGAAAAGGTTTTACAGCTGTTTAATGATCCTAAACGCACCAGTAAGAAAGGATTTACAGCTTTACGAGAGCAAGTAAAGAAAGCACTTATTGCCCAGGATACTACTGAGCAGCCTGATGAAGTTTCACCAATAGTTGCAAGAGCTGATAGTTTTGATGCATTATTGGATACTGAGATACCAGCTCCTGATTTATATAACACTCCAGCGTTGCAAAAGAAGATTGTATTTCAAGGCAAAGCATTAAGAGAAACCTATAAACAGGCTATTGTAAATAACGATAATATTCTAAGAGCGGTTCAGGATATTGTACGAGAATGTAATGGCTGAATTAACTTTACAAGATCTACTAGATTCAGGCTTATCTCTTGAAAACCTCATTATGGGTAAAGGAGAGGCTCCTATTGTACAGGTAACACTAGATAGTCGTGAATTAGCTAAAGCTTTGCGTGAATTAAAAAATTCGCATAGTTTAGAAATGTCTAGTGTGTTGGACCGCATTGACATTAATAATAAATCAAATAAAGATATACTAGTTAAAGCAATTAGTTTGCTAGTCCAAAAAGCAAAACAAACACCACCAATTAAGCCTGTTAAAGGCTTACGAGTACTACGTAATAGTTTAAATTTAATCACTGAATTGAGGTACATCACCTAATGGGTAACCTATCCCCCCGATTGAGTCGCTATGAGTTCGAATGTCCTTGTGCGAATAAACATGACTGTAATCGAACACCCGTCGATATAAAACTAATTGAAATGTTAGAAACCTGTGCTAACCATTTTCAATATTTTACTCGTACTAGTGTAGCTCGTGTTATCATTCATGTTAATTCAGGTTATAGGTGTAAACAACATGATGCTGATATTAAAAAAGGAAAGAAACCTAACCCCAAATTGAGTGAGCACCTATTTGGCATAGCTGCTGATTTTTGGTTAGAGTACGTGTACCAAGATGGTTCTCGGGATAAAATATCAGATGATGAAGTTGCTGACTTTCTTGAATTAGAATACCCAGGTGTATATGGCATTGGCCGGTATGATACACGAACACACGCTGACGCAAGACCCGATGGTCCTGCAC